GAAGTCTGGAAGAATGCCGGGAATATGCCGAACAGGTAGCGAAAGAGTTCGGAGTAACCGTGGAGGCAGTAATTTGAGCAATAAAAAAGCTGACGTTTCGGAGACGCCAGCCGGTTCACAATAAACGTGAATAACCTAGAATCATAGTACCATTGTGGGCCGAAAAAGTCAAGAAAAACGGGGCATGAGCTGACCCCGTTCGGACTTGATAAAGATATTAAAGATAGGACAGACAGATGGGAACAAAGCGGGAAGAATACAGGCTTCGTGGGGGAGACATCCTCGAGATAAGAGAGTTCCACGATGGCCGATATGGAGCGCCGGGACAGCGGCGGGAGAAAAAGAAAAAGCCGACAGAGGAGCAGATGCGGCAGGCAAACGAGAGAGAGAAGATCCGGAGATGCCAGTTGCGGATGATGACGTACTTCCATGAGGGCGACTGTCTTGCAACGCTGACATACCGGCAGGACAAGAGGCCACCCAATATGAAAGAGGCATTGAAAGATTTTCAAAAGACAATCCGAAAAGTGCGGAAGGAATATCAAAAACGGGGATATGAATTGTTCTGGATCCGGAATATTGAACGGGGAACCAAGGGAGCCTGGCATATCCACATTGTTCTTAACGAGATTGGGGATACAGCCAGTATTTTACAGAAGGTATGGGGAAAAGGCGGTGTCTGGTCGTGTGAAATCAAAAACAGTCAGTTTTACAGCGAAGATTTCTACCAGCTCGCCAGTTATCTGACCAAGAGCGAACACCGGATCGAACATAAATCGAACGGGGACGCTGCGAAGCCGCGGTTAAAAGAAACGAGCTATAACACATCAAGGAATATGCCGCTGCCGGAGCCGAAAATTCAGAAACTTGTCCGCTGGCAGGAGGAGGCAAAGCCCCGCAAAGGGTATTACATAGCAAAGATTTATGAGGGATATAACCCGGTAACCGGATACAAATACAGACAGTATACGATGATCCGTCTGGAGAGGAGGCGAACAGACTATGATGGCGACCGACGTTTACGTCGAGACAAGCATAAGCGCACCGCAGGAAAAAAAGCGTAAGTGGGGTTATGTGCTGGAAGCTCCGGGAGGGAGAACAGTATACCAACTGGGTGAGATGACTGGCACAATGCATGGAATTACGCTGCAGGTTCTGATCAAAGCACTTCGCCGGTATCAAAAGCCGAGCCGGATCACGATTCATGCAGCGGATGAGTGGGTTTTGCAGATGCTACTGCGTCAGCTCTCTGCGTGGGAGCAGAATGGATTCACCAATGCAAAAGGGGAGTCGATCAAATACCGGAGTGGCTGGGAGCAGCTGGCAAATTTAATCAAAATACATACAATCACGATCGCTCCGGGACGGCACGCGTACAGTGCCTGGCTACAGAGCGAGATGGAGAAAATGGAAAGAGGGAAACAGGATGTTTGAGAAATTTGGAGAAATGAATTCTTATCAGGAGATCAATGAACTGGCGGAAAACCAGTTCAACGAGGGAGATATGGAAAGCCTGAAGGCAATGGCGGAAGAAAACGGAATTCCGGCGGACTTTGTGGAGATGTTCTGCGCCGGTGATCTGCCGGCTTTGTGCGATCCGATGACGGCCGCACTGGGCAAGATTGAGGTCGAGTCTGCGGAGCTGCAGCCGAAAGAAATTATGGAAGACTGGGTGGAGTACCTGAAAAGCCAGTGCATGGAAAATGAGCTGATGGCGTACAGCGTCAGAAAAAAGGGGAAATCGCTGAAAGGATGCATTGCCGCACTGCTGAAATGGTCATTTGGGAACCAGATTCCAGTCGAAAAGGAGATTTTAAAAGCCGCCGGTGTGACAGCGGGAAGAGTGACGCTGGGGATTCCGGGGATGGGAACTGCGAAGCGGATCATCCGAGAATATTATCTGGGAAAGTAGGCATAGCAGATGAGAAAAAAAGAAATTGAGAAAATCCCGTATTTGGGATTGAAGAAAATCAACAGAAAAAAAGATGTGAAGTACATCGGAGTGACAGCGGTTAAGATCGTTGGAAACAAAAAGCACTTGTTTTTGGAGGTGTACAAAAACAAGAAAGAATCCAAAATGGTACCTGTGGTGCGAATCATCCTTACAGAAAAGGAGTTTTGGAATTATTTTCCCAAAACAGAGCAGTGGACACGGCAGAAAGTGGAGAAAGATGGTGGATACGGGAATTATATATGGGGAGAAAAAGCTGTTACATGGGAGCAGATGGAAAAAGAAAATGTCCTCCAGAGCACGGAGGATCTGGAAAGAATAAAGAAATTCTGCAAGATAAAAATACCTGTATACTACGAGGCGCGCTGGTGGCAGTACATCTACAAGCACGAGGATGATCTTGCGACCGCTGCCAGAATTGACAGAGAACATCGAAAATTCGTGCGCCGACAGGAAGCACTGAAAGACAGGATGTCGCATACCGCAAAACTGCCGGAAAAAAGAATTTTAGAATATGCGGACAGAATTTATTTTCAAAAGGAACATCATCTGTACTACAAAAAATATGGAAGTTGGACAAAAATCGCCTGCAGCAAGTGCGGCGGTGTAACGGATGCGCGGTGGAGAGATGGCATATCCTACGAGAGCCAATTTCAGAAGCATACCGAAGAACCGCGAGAAGGAAAAAGCGGAAAATGCCCGATGTGCGGCGCGGTTGGAACGTACAAGTGCCAGGGAAAAATAAAGGGTGAATACAGTAAGAAAATCCATCTGTTCCTGGGACAACGATACAAAGAAGATGGAGCAGTGCTGCGGTACGTGGAGATTGAGAAAGCATGGACGCTGGGCTTCATCGAGGGGAACGATGGACCAGAGATGTACAATGCCGCAGAAGAACTTTCCGGCGTAGAGGTGGCAAGAGCCTACTTTGAGCCAGGGAAAAAGGTGCAGATCGACTATCATAAACACGACTTGTACCGGAATGAAGACTTTTGGGACGACTGCAATCTATATGGACTTGCCAACATTGACATCAAAGCGGCGACGATCATGCCGGAGACTTACGAAGAGTTGAAAAATACTATATTTCGTTACAGTGGCTTAAAAGAATATGACGAACAGGCGCAGGAAGTAAATCCGATCCGGTATCTGCAGAATTATCAGAAAACGCCGCAGATTGAAATACTGGCAAAATTGGGGCTGAGTGAGATTGTGAAAGGCATCAACGAAGGGCGCACCGGAATTATTGTGGATGCATCTGCGAAAAGGTTGGATGCGTTGCTGGGAATTCGAAGGGAACGTACAAAAAAGCTTATCGAAGAAAAGGGAGATGCGCGCCTTTTGAGAGTTCTGCAGATCGAAAAGAGCCTGGATCAGCATTGGACGGAGGAGCAGGTAAATCATCTGCGGGAAACGGGGTTGGACATTGCACACATCGCATTTGTGCTGAATTACATGACCATTCAAAAACTGCTGAATCGAATTGAAAAATATGCAGGATGTGCTTATGAAACAAATTGCGGGAGAGCCGTGGCGAACATCCGAAACACGGCTATCATATATATTGATTATCTGATGATGCGGGAAAGACGTGGATACGACCTGCATAATACCGTGTACCAGCAACCGCGGGATTTGAGCGCAGCTCATAGACAGATGGTTACCGAGACAAACCGGGAAGAGGTCAAAAAACGGTTGGAAGAAACAGAAGAAAGATATGAGAATATCAAGAAGCGGTACAGGAGCTTGCGAAAAGAATATTGTTACGAGGACGCAACGTATCTCATCCGGCCGGCTCGATCAGCAGAGGAAATCGTGATGGAAGGGCGCCTTCTTCATCACTGTGTGGGAGGAAATGGCTATTTGAGCAGACACAACGAAGGAAAAAGCTATATTCTGATGATGCGATTTCGAAAAGAACCGGAAACACCGTACATCACCGTAGAAATCAACCCAGAACAGAAGAAAATCGTGCAGTGGTACGGAGAAAGGGACACGAAGCCAGATGAGGAGAATATTCAAAGCTGGCTGGATAACTATCTGAAAAAGCTGAAAAGCGGAACCCTGCAGGAAGAAACCGGTGAAACACTGACAATGACAGCGTAGGAGGAAGAGATGGAAGAATATACACAATTAACCCTGGATGACTGGCTCGCAATGAAAGAGAGTCTCAAGCGGGATCTGATCGGCGTGCAGGAGAGCTTCGTACGGATCGGCTATACGCTTCGAAAGATCGAGGAGCAGAAATTATACAAAAATGATGGCTACGAGACGGTAACGGAATTCGCCAAAGCAGAATATGGTCTGAGTGCATCGACGATCTCACGATTTATGAGCATCAACAGGAAATTCAGCATTGATGGCTATTCAGACCGCCTGCGGCCGGAATATGCGCAGATGGGGAGCAGCAAGCTCTCCGAGATGCTTTCCCTTCCGGATGCAGATATGGAGATGATCCGGCCGGAAATGCCAAAAGCTGACATCCGAGAGTTGAAACATTTCAACAAAGAAACACCAGAACCGAAAGTTGCGGATTCACTGGAAAAGCTGGTGTGGAAGTTCTTCGAAGCCAATGCAGCGATTGCGAAGGAGTTGGAGCAGAGCGAGGCATATGCAGACGGTGAAGCGGAGAAAATGGTTGAGATCGTCAATCCGGCGGGAGTCAAAACGTTCCGTGCGGGGCTGTACTACATGGCGATGTATGAGAATGACATTCAGATTAAGCAATTTGGGCAGCAGCCGCAGAAAATGAGCTGGGCGGAGTTCTTCGCAGTCGCGAAGAAAATCTTTGAGACTACGGAATGGAGACAGAGAGTGCAGGAAGAAGAGCATCCAAAAACAGAACCGCAGGAAAAAGTTGAGACGAACCCAATTGCGCCGGCGCAAATTAAAAAGCCGGAAAGCCCTGTAAATACAGAGGCGGAGCCGGTTTCGGAGACACCGAAAAAGCCGGAAAAAGGGACGTCCAAAAATGCGATGGAAAAGAAAAATGAGACAGAACCATCAGAAGAGGCTCAGAGAACAGAAGAAAAAATGCAAAGTGAGACGGAATTTGCGGAAAATGGAGCAGAAACCACGCAAAACGCAACGGAAACCACACAAAACGAAATGGAAATCGCCCAGATCGAGACGGAGGAGCAGCTGCCGGGGCAGATGAGTCTTCCTACAGACTATCCAGGTACGGAAAGCATTGAGGTGGTTGGAAAAGCAATGCCGAGAAAAGATTATTTTGACACCCTCACCGCCTGGGGGCTGTCTGTGTATCTCTCGAGATGTCTTCCGGCGGATATTCTGGCGGATCAGAAGAAACTGTATCAGTGGATGCAGAAACCAGTTGATGAAAGAGGATATGAATTCGAACAAGAGGGAGACACGGATGCATAGCAGAAAAGAAGGAGCAGCGATCCAGGAAGAAGTATACCGTTATGTTGCGAAGTATATCATGGAGCATGTATATGCACCAAGCTATAAAGAAATTGCGGATGCATTGAGTATATCGGTGTCAACAGCGAAAAAACATATTAATGAACTCATAGATGAAGAAATTTTGGAATCAGATGCGGAAGTGAGAGAACAGAGAGCATTTCGAATCCGTGATACAAGAATAGTAAAGAGGAGAAAAAGCGATGAATAAAGTTATATTGATGGGAAGATTAACCAGAGATCCGGATGTCAGATACTCTTCGGGAGATGGCTCTACGGCGGTAGCCCGTTACACACTGGCTGTTGACCGCAGATTTCACAGAGACGGCGATGCAACAGCAGATTTTATCGGTTGTGTAGCATTTGGACGCCAGGCAGAATTTGCAGAGAAATATCTGCGTCAGGGAACGAAGATCGCCATCACCGGTCGGATCCAAACCGGAAGCTATACGAACCGTGAAGGCAGGAAGGTTTCCACAACCGATGTGGTTGTGGAAGAGCAGGAGTTTGCAGAGGGTAAGAACGCGGAACGTCCGCGGGAGCAGGGCGCAACACCACAGGCAAATACGGACGGTTTCATGACTATCCCGGATGGCGTTGATGAAGATATTCCATTTATGTAAGCAGGAGGAGCGAAGAGAATGTTATTTCCGAAACCAACAAAGAAAAAGAAGAGAAGAAAGCACAGGGAGAGCTTATTGCAGAATAAGGAGAGTAGGATCTGCTATCTCTGCGCAAGAGGGGGGGATTATAGCTGGAAGACGGTGCTTGAAGAGCACCACATCTTTGGCGGCCCCAATAGACATTTATCTGAGGAGTATGGATTAAAGGTATATATCTGCCCGGAATGCCACCGGACATCCGCCAGAGCCGTGCATCAGGATCCTGCAGGAGCGGCCAACCGCTATCTGCAGGAGGCGGGGCAGAAAGCATTCGAAGAAAACTTTCCGGAATTAAATTTCAGAGAGGTATTCGGCCGGAATTATTTGTGAGAGATGGAATATGAGAAAAATACCGGAAGAGATGGAGAGAATGATTCTGGAGGCGTTGCAACGGGGTGAAATGTATAAAACGATTGTGGACAGAACAGGGGTATCGGAAACTACGATCGGAAGAGTTGCGAGAGAAAACGGAATCTGCAGAATAAAAAGAAACATTGAGAAAGTGAAAGATAATTATCCACAAGAACTGCTGGATGAATGGGATAGAGTAAGACTTGAGATCTTACGGAAAGGATAGGGTATGAGAGAAATTATTGAAATATTGCTTGCCTACGCAGGGATGATCGGCGCGGCGGCGTGGCTACTGAACCGGACAGAGCGTCCGAAGGATCCGAAAGAGGATGAAGAACAGATGGAATACTTAAGAGAATGGAGTGAGAAACATGGTAAGGCTAACAGAAAAGAGTAAAACAGGATTATGGCACCTGAAAGGTGTAAGTTGGAAGCAGCTTCGGGAGGGGCACAGAATCACAAAAGCGGTAAACGAAAAGATCTACGGTGCTTTGTGTAAATTGAAAGACTACGAGGATTCCGGCATGAATCCGGATCAGGCAGCAGAAGCAGCTGAAAAGGATACACCAATGGAACCAATAAGGACAGAAGAAGGATTCTGCTATACAGAGACATACAAGTGTCCAAAATGTTCCAAAGGGTTCCAAGGGACAGGTATTGCCCGATACTGCTATCACTGTGGCCAACGGCTGAAATGGGAGGAGTAGCCATGAATGGTGAAGGATATCGTGATCCGACAGCGGACAGGGCAATTCGAAACGCTACCCACCTGCCGAGACAGATCTGGAGTGTGGTCAAGGCTGTGCGGGAAGTTTTGAACGTGTCGCACCTGGAATTGGTCGAGATCAAAATGTGAGACCGGACAACCGGAAGAGAACACAAATGGAAGGGGTGACCTGAATGGGATTAATAGATATACTTATCGTAATTGGCATAATTGCCGTAGCGATAGCTGGTATAAAATGGTCTGATAAAGAGGCTAGAAAATGGGTAAGACTCATTGAGATGATACACGAGGACGACAGAAGAGAACGGGAAAACCAAAAGAAAGAAGGCGATACCAATGGAGAAAAAGATTCTTGAGCAGTACATAGACGCGTGCGAGCTGATCAAGGAGACGGAAAAGGACATTAGACGGCTAAAGAAGAAAAGGCAGACTATTGTGCAGACGAATGTATCCGGGAGCAATCCGGATTTTCCGTACAACCCGCAGCACTTCAAGATCGCGGGAACAGCGTTCACTTATGAGGAGGACTCGCGCCTGCGGTACGAGGAGAAGATCTTAGAGGAGCGTAAGGAGAACGCCCAGCGGCTGAAAGCGGAGGTGGAGCAGTGGATGAACCACATTCCGCAGAGGATGCAGCGGATCATCAAGTACAGAGTCTTCGAGGAGATGAGCTGGAGCCAGGTGGCAAGTAAATTGGGACGGAAAGCCACGGAGGAGAGCGTAAAAAAAGAATATCACAGATTTTTTGAGGAAAAATGAAAGTTTGTCCCGTTTGTCCCATATGTCCCGATTCAAAATGTTATAGTGTATCATGGAAGAACGGCAGGAAGGGTTTCATCTTTTCTTTACCTCCTTGTGAATGTATTTTGAGCGGCGGTCAGGTGTTACAGCTTGACCGTTGAATTGGGCAGCATCAGCCCGTGGAAAAAGTCCGAATGATGCACGGTGCAGATTGGTACCCTGCACCTATTGGAACGTAGCTCAGTTAGGAAGAGCGCAGAGACGCCGGCACGAGGCGCAGGTTCGAGTCCTGCCGTTCCAACTCTCCATTGATTGGAGAATCATCCCCCATATACTTCTTCTAAAACGTCCTGTAGAAATGCAGGACGTTTTGTAGTATGATGACAGAAAAAGGAGGAAAGTATAGGATGGATATAGGATTTGTAATTACGTATTTGCTTTGCCCAATTATTGTTTCTGTTGGCTTAATAACAGGAAAAAGGACAGGAGACCATCATCAATTATTGACGGCATATGCATTTAAAGGGATGTTTTATTTTTATTCGGCTGCGGCGAATTTGATCCATTTTATTAACCAATCGCATACAGAAAGAGATATTATTGGGCTTGCGATTGGATTGGCGATTATTGAGGGGACAAATGGAATAATGGAAGCAAAAACAGCTGCTTTAGAATGGGCAAAAGAGCAAGAAAAAAATAATATGTGAAAATCATAGGCGGTCTTGCATAGAGACTGCCTTTTGTTATATTCAAAAACGACGAATCGAGGTGATGGAACATGGCCCGGGCGCCAGATAAAAGAATAGAGCAGGCAAAGGGCATGTACCTGAAAGGCATGAAATTGGTTGAGATTGCAAGTCAACTGAATCTGCCGGAAGGAACTGTTCGCCGTTGGAAATCTACTCACAGATGGGATAACGAGCGTTCGGATAAGAAAAGCGAACGTTCGGATAAGAAAAAAAGAGGCGGTCAACCGGGAAATCAAAACGCGACCGGTCCGCCGGGAAATAAGAATGCGATTAAGACAGGAGAGTTTGAAGCTCTCTTTTTTGATTGTCTGGATCCAGAAGAAAAACGGTTGACTGAAATGGTGACGCCGGACAAGGAGCAGTTGCTCCTGCAGGAAATTCAGCTATTGACTGTGCGGGAACGGCGGATGTTGAAAAGAATTGAGATGCTGAAGAACATGGAGCAGCCGACGGCCGATGAAAATATTGAGCCAGAAGAACAAGTTCCAGTGGGAATGAGTGTTACCGGATATCGATCTGGAATTGAAAAAGGAAAACCAACTGTTTTAAAAGAATACGAGGGGATTTTGGGACAGATCCAGTCCATAGAAGATGCCCTGACCCGTGTGCAGGCACGGCGTCAGCGAGCCATCGAGGCCTTGCATAAATTTGGCTATGATGATGCGCGGCTGGAGCTGGCGGCAATGCAGCTTGAATTCGAAATGAGCAAACAGGACGTTCAGCAGGAAGAAACCGGCGACGATGGATTCCTTTCTGCGATGAATGCCGTGGCGCAGGAAGTCTGGGGTGATGAGAGTGTATGAGAAAATCTCATCATTGAAAGAAAAGCTGCAGAAACTCAAACAAAACATCAAAAGCCGGCAGAAAGGCCAGACATTCCATTTTTCACCGTTTTCCAGAAAACAGAAGCAAGTTCTTACCTGGTGGTGCAAAGATTCACCGGTTCATGATAAAGATGGAATTATAGCTGACGGCGCGATCCGATCCGGAAAGACCGTCAGTATGTCGCTTTCGTTCGCAATGTGGGCAATGAGCACATTCAACGGTCAAAACTTTGCTATGTGTGGAAAGACCATCGGTTCTTTCCGGAGAAACGTACTGTTCTGGCTGAAACTGATGATCAAGTCAAGAGGTTATTCTGTAATTGATCGAAGAGCTGATAACCTCATTATCATCAGGAAAGGCGATACCGAAAACTATTTTTACATATTTGGCGGCAAGGATGAGCGTTCACAGGATCTGATTCAGGGTATCACGCTGGCGGGCGTATTCTTTGATGAGGTTGCGCTGATGCCGGAGAGCTTCGTGAACCAGGCGACCGGCCGATGTTCCGTGGAAGGTTCTAAGTTCTGGTTTAATTGCAATCCGGACGGGCCATATCATTGGTTTAAAGTGAATTGGATTGACAAATCCACGGGATACCTCGGAAAAGAGCGGGTGGAGCAGATCAGAAAGAAAGCCGCGGAAGAGGAAAAAGATCCGGGGCTAAAAGAAATCCTCTATCTGCATTTTACGATGGATGACAACCTGTCTCTGAGTGAGGAGATCAAAGCCAGATACCGCAGTATGTATATTGGAGTTTTCTTTAAGCGGTATATTTTAGGCTTATGGGCGGCTGCAGAGGGCGTCATTTATGATATGTTCGATCCGGAAAAACACGTAAAGAACATCAAAGAGTTTTTCCAGATACTGGTAAATGGAAACCGTTATGTGTCCTGCGACTATGGTACGCAGAATGCGACCGTGTTCCTGCTGTGGAATAAAGGAATCGATGGAAAATGGTACTGCATCCGCGAGTATTATTATTCCGGAAGAGACAAGGGTAAACAGAAGACGGATGCAGAATATGCAGATGATTTGAAAAAGTGGCTGGATGGAACCAGAATCAAAGCAATGATTGTGGATCCGTCGGCCGCTTCTTTTATTGCTGAACTGCGAAAATGCGGATACAAAGTAATTAAGGCAAATAATGATGTGCTGGATGGAATCCGGCTGGTTGGTATGCTGCTGAATCTGGAAATGCTGATCTTTTCCAGTTCCTGTACGGAAACAATCAAAGAATTTGCTTCTTACATATGGGATGATAAGGCAGCCGAGCATGGAGAGGACAAACCGGTAAAGCAGCATGATCACGGATGCGATGCAGTACGCTATTTTGTAAGTACTGTTTTGAGCAGTAAAGTGGCAAGACTTCGAGAGATAAGCAGGTGAAAATAATGTATACATTTACAGTTCCAAGAGAAAAATTTGATGAGCGGGCGCCGAATAAGCAGATGATCCGCCAGTTGATATCCAAGCATATCAGCATTGTCGGGCGAATGCAGAAGAATATGGCCTACTACAAAGGACAGCATGAAATTCTGTCAGATGCGGATCGTGAAAACAAACTGGTGTGCAATCATGCAAAAGATATTTCTGATACGGCCAGCAGTTATTTCATTGGAAACCCAGTAACATATAAGGCAGAAGGCGATATCAAAGCCCTGACCGATGCCCTGGAGACTGCCGAAGCAGATGAAACCGACGGAGACAATGGGTTGGAGCTTTCCATTTATGGGCTTGCGTATGAATACGTGTATGTAAAAGAGAATGAAAATGATCTGGTAACGAAAAACCTTTCTGCAGAAAATACATTTATGGTAAAGGACGACAGCATCGAGGAACGAGAACTCTTTGCTGTCTATTATTATGTCAGAAAAGATGATTCCGGAACTTCGGCAGATCATTTCAGGGCAACCATACTGACGTCAAGATACCGGTACGAGCTGGATATCGAGGACAGCAGCGCTCCGCAGATCACCGTAGAAGAGCCGCAGGAACATTATATGTGCGAGATTCCGATTATCGAGTATTTGAATAATAAACTTGGTATTGGTGATTTTGAACTGCAGATTCCACTCATTGATGCTTACAATGCGTTGATGAGCGATCGTATCACGGATAAGGAGCAGTTTATTGATTCGATTCTTGCCATCTATGGAACATTGCTTGCAGATGATGAAGTAGATGAGAATGGTGAGAAAAAAGAAGGCGCAGAGGCGGCGATGAAGCATCTGAAAAAGAGAAAGGTGCTGGAAGTTCCGGATGGGGCCAAAGCAGAATATCTGACCAGAACATTCGATGAGACTGGCGTAGAAGTGCTGAAAAAGGCAATCGAACAGGATATTCATAAATTCAGTCATATTCCTTGCATGACGGATGAAAGCTTTGGTGGTAATGTTTCCGGCGTGGCAATGGAGTTTAAAGTATTGGGCATGGAGAACATTACAAAAATTAAGACCCGATATTATAAAAAAGGACTTCGAAAACGTCTCCGGCTGTTTTGCGGTTATCTGTCTCTGTATCAGAAGAACGTGGATCCAAAGGGGATTACAATGGTATTCACAAGATCTCTGCCGAAGAACCTGCTGGAAATTTCACAGATTGTGGCCAATTTGTGGGGCAAAGTCAGCAGGAGAACGCTGTTGTCGCAGATTCCGTTTGTAGAAGATGTGGATGAAGAATTAAATGCATTGGAAAAAGAAACGCAGGAAAATCTTGAAAATCAACAGAAAATGTTCGGGAACGATCCAAATACCAAGCTTGATCAGCCAGGGGAAGCATCCGCAGAGGATGATGTAAGCCATGACGAAAAAGAATGAGCAGTATTGGAAGAACCGCGCGGCGCAGAGAATGTGGGAATATATGCAAAGCGCAGAAGAGACAGCAGATGAAGCGGCAAAGTTCTATCAGAAAGCGGCGGCGTACCTGAATCAGGAGATCGATGGCATTTTCGAAAAATACATGACCAAACATAACCTTTCGGAAAGAGAAGCCTATGACCTGTTGAATCAGATGACGGACCATGCTTCAATACAGGAATTACTGCAGAAACTCCAGAATGGCACCAAAGACACCGAAAAGAAGCAGATCATACAGAAACTTGAGGCTCCGGCGTATCGGGCGAGAATCGAGCGTCTGGAGCAGATCCAGAGTCAGCTCGACCAGATTATGCGGAATGTATATCAGCAGGAGCTGGCCCTTTCCATATCACATTATGCGGCGCTGGCAGAGGAAGCCTACTACAAGTCAATATTCGACATTCAGCAGCGCTCTGGATATGGATTTTCTTTCGCCAAGGTTGATCAGAAAATGATTGACCGTCTGTTGAAAAGCAGATGGTCAGGAAAGAACTATTCCACGCGAATCTGGAATAATACCGGCGCGCTGGCGCAGACGTTGAAAGAAGAGCTGCTGGTCAGCTTGGTAACCGGTCGCACAGAGCGGGAAACGGCCGAGATCATCATGCAGAAATTTGCGCAGGGTAGCAGCCAGGCCCGCCGCCTGATCCGGACAGAAAGCAGTTATATTACTGGGCAGATAGATCTGCAGTCATATGAGGAGTGCGGCATAGAAAAATACGTTTACCTTGCCACGCTGGATCTGCGGACCTGTCAGGAAGACTGTGCGCCGCTGGATGGAAAGATATTTCCGGTTAAAGATGCCAAGTCCGGCGTGAATATGCCTCCGATGCATCCCTGGTGCCGTTGCACGACGATTTCGTATTTTTCGGATGAAATTCTGCGGAGCCTGCGGCGAAGAGCGAGAGATCCGGTTACCGGAAAGACATATACTGTGCCTGGGGATATGACTTATAAGCAGTGGTATGCGAAATATGCAAATAACGAGGGCAAAACAGTTGCAAAAGAGCCCGGCTCTGATATAATAACATCAGGAGCAAGGATTACAAACTCTTATAGTAAACAAGCAAGGGATTTTGCTGACATGTACTACAAAGAGATTCGAACTTTTTCAAGTGATGCAAAGAGAATTGCTGTAAATCTGGGCAAGGATGAAAGTGATATCAGAAAGATAAAAGCATATTTGTTTGAAGAAAAGTCATTTATTGATCCAGACACAGGAGAAAGAAAGCGGTTCGATCCAGATTGTGCGATTGCTCAGAGTTGGCAACGACTTATGATAGGCAAAGATATCAAAAAGCATGATAGAACTTTGATAGAGCATGAACTGCTAGAAATGAAGATCAAAAGTGAAAATCCGAGCATAGAACACTGGAGAGCGCATGAATTAGCTACGAAAAAATATGATTATGATAAGGAGGCGACAGAATATTATGGTAATCTTGAAAAATATAAAAAAAATAAATAACACAATTTCTGCAGAATATTATCCGGAAGGAAAGGAACCTAAAGGATTTATGAAAATAAGCCTTATTGATAATGAAATCGAAGAGCATGCACCGTCCGGATTCATGGCACCAGCACATGTGTTTCGAGAGTTGTTGCGGCTTTCGAAAATGGAGAAACCGCCGAAAGAAAAAACATTGTTATGGTATTGATACCACCAGTCGAGCGGCCGGTGGTATTTTTGTACTCATTTTTAAGAAAGAGAGAGAAAACAATATGGGAAATGAAGAGTTCCTGAGAATTTGCAAGGCGAAAGTAGCTGAGTATACCAATCAGCATAATCAGAAAGAAATCAATGTCAATGATGTGTATGTGGTCTGGTCATGTAAAACACTTCAGAATCACAAAGCTCTGCTCAGCACTACTATTCCGGATGGAATGTATTATGAGCTGACATACAACGGAGATAAACATGAGTTATATCTGGATGCCTATAAAAAATTTGAAAACAAGTGTTTTGAGATGTAAGGAGAGGAAGAGCAATGAAATTTACAGAAGCATTTAAAATGATGAAACAAGGAGCAAAAGTAAAATTACCGTCATGGGGTGGCCATTGGTACTGGGATCCGGAGAAAGAAACAATTATGATTCAGTGCAGACCGCAGGACGGCGATCAGGGAGAATTGCTTGACATTCGCGAGACACAAAGAGTGGAATACACAACTATGAATCTGCTTTCTGATGAATGGATTGTAGCAGATGAGAAAAACTGTCCGGTTCTTGGCGGCGAAGCAACCTTTTCGTTCGGTGAAGCAATCAAGTATCTGAAACGTGGCATGAAAGTGAAACGCAAGGGCTGGAATGGTAAGAATCAGTACATTCAGCTGGCAACTGAAATTTCTTACAAAACAGCCGAAGGAGATGTTGTGAACTGTGAACATGATGCTATCGGAAATGCGGCTATTGCATTTTGCGGAACTTCTGGTGTGCAGATGGGATGGCTTGCGTCTCAGGCTGATATGCTGGCAGAGGACTGGGTATTTGTGGAGGAATGAAGAACATGAAAAAGAAAATGATGGCAGTGTTGCTGATGGCATTGCTTGTGTGTATGGCCATCACCGGCTGCACGGAGGCAAACCAGGTCAGCAACAACATTTCGCAGGAAGCTGATAATTTCAACGTAACGAGGAAGCTCACGGTAGTAAATGCACGGACGGACACGATCTTACTGGAATTGACAGGAACATTTGCCTTGAAAAATAACACGGCAAATGAGCTTGAGGTTATTATCGAGACAGAAGAGGGCAAATACAAGAAAGACCTAGTGTACCTGAATGACTATACCATGTATGTTGTCGAAGACGTTTCCGGAGCAGATGTAGATAAATATCATTATGAAATCAATTTCCTGCCAGAGTGGGGCGTAAAAGTTACTCACGAAGATTAATTGCGCCGGCGCAATTCCAAACGAACAATGCACGCAGAGATGCGTGTTATTTTTATGCCTTTTTCCTGCCAGGCGTTAAAGAAGCAGGAAAAATCCAACAGCGAATGGCCCGGGCACGAGAGTGAATAGGCTGGGCGGAAAGGACACGAAACTATGAGAAAGAAACATTTTTATTGCAAAATTCCGATGAATCTGCAGATCTTCGCGGAAGGCGGAGCAGGAGACGGTGCTGGGGCCGATGGAGGCAATGGCGGCGGAGCCGGAGGAGCAGATCAGGGAGGAGCAGAACTTCCGTCATTTGATGATTTTCTGAAAGGAGAAGGAAATCAGGCAGAATTTGACCGCCGCGTGCAGAAAGCGATCGATACGGCAGTGACCAAAGCACAGGAAAAATGGCAGGCACTGACCGATGACAAGTTGTCCGAGGCGGAACGTCTTGCCAAAATGACGAAAGAAGAGAAAGAGCAGTATCAGCGGCAGAAGAAAGAAAAAGAGCTTTCCGACAGAGAAGCGGCAATTACCAGAAAAGAACTGATGGCAGAGGCAAAGAATACACTTGCCAGTGATGGATTGCCGCAGGAGCTGGCGGAGGTACTCAATTACACGGATGCAGATTCCTGTAAAAAATCCATGGAGAAAGTAAAAACTGTATTTCAGAAAGCAGTAGAAACTGCCGTGGAGGAGAAACTGAAAGGCGGAAAACCGCCGAAAAAGGCGCCGGGAACTGATCCACAGAAAACCCAGGAACAGCAGGTGTATAACCTGATGATGGGAAAAATTTAAAGGAGAGTGAAAAATATGGCAGTTAATACATTAGCGACAGCTACACTGTTTCAGAAAATGTTAGATAAAGTAGCTGTTCAGGAAGCGACTACCGGCTGGATGGATGCCAATGCAGGGCAGGTCATTTACAATGGTGGAGCAGAAGTAAAAATTCCGAAAATGACCGTGCAGGGAATGGGAGATTATGATCGTGACAATGGATATCAGCGTGGGTCTGTTACTTTAGAGTATGAAACCAAAAAGATGACCCAGGATCGTGGTCGTCAGTTCCAGTTGGACTCGATGGACATTAATGAAAATAATTTTGTTACAACCGCGGCCGCTGTAATGGGAGAGTTTCAGAGAACACAGGTTGTACCGGAAATCGACGCATACCGTATTTCGAAGCTTGCAACAGATACGATCACGGCGAATAAAGCTGGAATGATTGAATATGCCTATGTGCCGGGAACGACTGGAACTTCTGCACTGCGTAAGTTGAAAGAAGGAATCAGAGCAGTAAGAGACGGCTACAACGGGGCCTTAGTATGCCAGGCAACGTCTGACTTTATTCTGGAGCTGGAACTCGAACTTGCGGGAAAAATTACTATGGGAACATTTTCGAAGAATGGAATTGATACCATGGTACCGTTTGTGGACAAAGTACCGATTATTCCAACTCCATCCAACCGTATGTATACGGCAATCAAGGTGAACGATGGTAAAGCAGCGGGACAGGAAAAAGGCGGATATGAGAAGGGAACTACAGCAAAAGACCTGAATTTCTTTATTTCCCCGGCAACAACACCACTCGCTATTACCAAACAGGATAAGATGCGAATTTTTGATCCGAACACAAACCAGAAAATGGATGCATGGCAGATGGATTACCGTCGGTTCCATGATTTATGGATTTTGGATAACAAGCTGGATTCCATCTATTTAAATATTCGGGAGGCAAAGGAATGAGATTAAAAAAAGGAAACGTTGAGAGGGAAGCGGATGGGATCAAGGCAGAACGGCTCCTGAACGATGGATTTACAAGAGTAGAAGCTGTTAAGATGCAAAGCCCAGAGGTTTCCAACAAAAAAGATCTTTCAGAGATGACTGCCGAGGAATTAAAAAATCTT